CTTGTTTGACTTCCTTAATTGCCTCCTTTTCTAGTTGTTTTAGTGATTTGAGTTCATCCTTATTCATTAGCCAAGTTACATCATCAGTGTCATCTCGCAAAAATTCAGCATGTTTTGAGGCTATTTCCTGCTTAAAGTTAGCTATTTTCCTTTGGGCATCACCTATTATTTTAGGCATTTCTAAACCAGTCATCTTGTTTTTGACATCATCTACCACCCGTGAGACCTTATTTAAATTGCTCTCGTCAATATCAAAACCCAGTCTTATCAGTAATTCTCTAGCTATCATTTTTGTATTTTTTTGTATGCTTCGGCTTCTACGCAAGCCTTCATATCAAGAAGGGCATTTGCTTTCATAATATCATCAAGAGACATTATACTACATACTTCCGTATAAGTTACTAACCCCTCCAGTATTGGACGCCAAATGATTAATTCTTCTGCTAAATCTTGATCTAATCGCTCAAAGAAGTTGGAGCTTGGACATCCGCTGTCGTTTCTACCTTCTTGCTTATCTGCTCGTCGGTATCTTTTTTTTTATCTTTAAATAGATCAAAGAACTCACTAAAATTGCATTCTAAAACAAATTGCAGAGCCCCAATTAATTCCAGATAATTATTCTGGTATATTCTATCAAAACTACCTCTATTAATAACCTGTTCGTCTCTAATGGTATTTGCAAGTAATTCAAGAATAAAATCGCCATCTTCATCTATCGCAATTAGTTCATCGATAACTTTTGAAAAGTTGATTTCATTATCTAGCAAGCGAGAACTATCAGATGGTACAATTCCACCAAATGCTGTGCTAAATAGCTTGGCAATTTTCCTAGCAATCTTATATCCCTTCATCGCAGGAAATAAAGTACAGTCGTATCTATGTCCTGCTACGATTTTATTTCTTGTTTCTATCACTATTTAACCCCTCCGACAAAGTTGCTAGGATTAATGCAAATAATTGTCCATTCTCTATTCTTGTTATCATTACCGAACTCAACAGTGGCCTGTTTCTCAACATAAGCATTAACGCTCGTAAATAATGTAGTACCAGAGTTATCTTTAATCATAAAATTAAAAACTCCAGCATTACTTTTACGATCGGCTTCTAAAAATGAACTTAAGACATCGTTTGAAGGTGAGCTTTGAGTTAGTGTTAGAGTTACTTTAGCTATATTCTTGTTCTGCCTGAATCTTGTAACATCGCCGTGAACATCTGAAGTAATACCATATTTAGCATCTTCAGTATCTACCGCTAGCATACTATCTTCTGCAAACCCTTGAATTGCACTAACTCCTACTATCACGCCAATTTGATTGGGGTCAAAAACTTTTATTGCCATATTTAGTACCTTATTAAACTGTTAATATTCCTGAAATACCGATTTTATGTATTGCTCCAGCTAGCCTTGCTTCAAATTTAACATCAGGTAAAGTCCTGTTGGTTCTATTACTAACTAGTACATCTCTAACATCGGGTACGGATACTTTGATACTATCTCTATCAAGAATTGATTTATCAGCTGCATCATTTAAAGTGTTTCTTACGATGCTTTCAACAATACCGATACCTTGGTTGGTAAAAGGTATTTTATCGGATGTAACAAGTGCATTAGCAAGGGATAGCTTCATCTGAGAAGTAATCCAGTCTATACCGATCATGATATCGATATACTCACCTTGAGCCGTAATACCATCTAGCATTATATCCCTGCCGCCGAAGTTGACGTAATAATTTCCTTTATTAGTAGATATTACTGCTCTCTGCGTGGAGCTAAGATTATCAGCTACGACATTTGTTAAAGTTTTATAAGCCCAGGTACTACTCCCTGCATTTTTAGTTAGCATTAAACCAAACCACGCAGCTTCAGGATAGGAAGTATTTGCTCCTGTATTAAAAATGGTAAATGTTCTATCGTAATTTTTAGCTTTTAGTTTGTAGATGATATGAGATTGATCATCTTGTACATAAGTTTTTACATCGCTGGAAGAAGTGCCGAATATTCTGTAATTATCGGCTTGGACTAGAGCTGCAATTGCTAGTACGTCAACTGAATCAACACTGGTAATCATCACGCCATAAAAATTACTCTTCTTAAGAAGAATTTTAGGATAAGCTTGCTCAAATGTTTCATCTTTAAATACTTGACCTATTAATAACTTGGTTGGCCTGATTTCCTGACCAAAATACAGCGATGCTGCCTTGTATTCTTTAGTATCAGTAGCAAAATCGCCAGTAACCTCTAGCAAGCTTCCATATTCTTTAACACGTATAGTCTCATCTGCTACTACATTTGCAGTTTTTTTTGCACTTCCTATTACCAAAAGAGTATCAAGTGAAATAGGTTCAAGACCCATAGTCGCTCTTGTGATATTTATTTTTACATATTCATCTATTAAAGCCATTTAAATACCTACCTTTACTGTATATTGTTTATTTGATATGCCGTCATTAAAAACCACTTTTTCAATTATACCGACATTATCCTCTATCGTCTTATTAAAAGCGATTTCCAGCTCTAGAATAGCCTTGCTTTCCATTTGTTCATTAAGCATTACAGGTAGAGCTGAAACGTTTTTGATTACCCTATGGAGTGCTAATTCTCCTTTAAATACGCTATTTTGTAGCTCGGTATTAAAAGCACTATACAAGCTACCTAGTAAGTCCTCTGCTTCATGTAAAACATCGCTAAAAGCAATAAAACTAGCCGTCGTAACCATAGATGTCGTGATTTTCTGATATCCGCTCGCATCTGTTGCTCTAACAATCGGAGTACCAACGTTTTTAAAATTAGCTAAGGATATTGTAACAAAAGGTTTTTTAGGCCTTGGGCTACTCTGATTGGCAAATATTATTTTTTCTACAGGTAGCAGAGGTATTGCCTGGGCGGTAAAAGCATGCATGTTACTATATAGCTGACTAATTAGCATCGACATTCTCCCTTACTACCAAAACCTCATAATGAGCGGTCGGATATTTTAAATTCTGATGAGCCGTAACTCTTATTACCTGATATCTTTCCCCTTCAATCATAACTACATCTGGTTTGCTTTTATTTACTTTTGAGGTTTCTAGTTTCGTATTAGTAAATAAAGTATAACTCTCTTTGGTGCGTTCCCCTTCAGGTAGTGTTTGCATTATTTCGGCATCCGTAGCCTGAACGCTGGCTTTAATTGTAAAAGAAGTATCTGCTCCGTCTTGCCATAAACCGTTAGCATATTGACCTTCACCTATTCTTAAAGCAGTTAAATCTCTTCTAAAAACATCAAACATTTAATTTTCTATTTTATAATGAATAGAGCCTCGCATTTCGCCAGTATCAATAAGAGTTTTACTACTACCTTTTCTTTTAATTGTAGCTGGTGAATTTGGCGGCGGCATATTAGAGGAAATCTTCTCTTTTATGTCTCCGACAATTTTTTCACCAAGAAGTCCCAAATATTGATTTACGTCCACTTCTTCAGTAAGTAACCTATCTACAATTTTATCTATACTTTTCCCCCATTCCTGATTTTTCTCATCCGAAGTACTACGTATAAATGAACGCTCCGGAATATTACTTGTTCCATATTCATTAGCTAAAGCACGATTTACTATAAGCTCACCGTTTTTACCTTTTCCGCTATCTGCAAAAATACCTACTTTTAAAACTTTACCTTTAAAATTCTTTATCGCTTTTTTAAATTGTTTTAATCCAGTATCCTTATCAACTATACGAACCATTATAAGCAACTTCTAGTAATCGGGGCGATCGTAACGCTTTTTAATAAAGCCATGTATTTGCCGCCGTAACTGGATAAATCGTATTCAGAATTAATATTTGTGTTTACAGCATAATTAATATTTAATTTTCCTTCTGATACGGAAGTTACAGCTCCACCAGCTCCCTTTCTTTTTAACGATAGATCAATATTATGAGCGGCTAAATACACGATTAAATTATCTCTTATCGGCACTCTTATATTTTGCGATATTAATTCATCTGCCATGGCTAAATGATCATTTATAACATCATCGCCGATGTCTTTAAACTCATCGGCAATTCTTTTAAAACGGAGCAATAAATCCATACTCATAAGCAGCAGGTTATTTCGCTGCTCTTATAGCAATCGCATTCGGTTGTCTTACAACCAAACCACCATGTCTTGATACGCAATAAGAAATATACTCCAGTCCTACGGCTTGTAACGGCTTTGCTTCAAAAGGTTCTGCCATTACATGCTCTATAAAATCCCGATCGTTATTCATGATAACAAAACCATCTTTAGTACCACCGCTAGTTACTGCTTTAGGCGTAGTATCAAAAGCTTTTGTTAATTCTGGAGCAACAACGATTTTTATACTTTGGGCAGTTTCAAATTGGGTTTTTACAGTAATTCCATTGTAAGTATTAAATATCAGAGTATTAATAATATTATACATACCTGGTGAAATTAACATTATGTTAGGATATATTAAATTATTACTGTTCGTTAAAATACTATTATAAGCATCTGTTAAATCCTTATATACATCGGTAGCAGCAACAGTAGACAAAGACCAGTCGGCTACAGTTTTTGTCGGAGCAGCGACATAAGGATTATTAAATAATCCAGATAACCCAAGTTCTTTATAGCCAAAAAAACAGGTAGTATTCATAAGTTCAAAATTTGAACGCATGGCCTGTCTCTTAAGAGTTCCTACTACATCCCTTCTTAAAGCTGAGGATGCTAGAATATCCCCGTCACTAAAAGCCAAAGCACAAGCAACATCTGCTATGACGGATGAATATTGTTTACCGCCAGTGCCAACAAAAGGTACATCAGTATTTTTACCATTCTTAACTGCCGCATATTTTGATTTACCAAAACCTTCAAACATTGCGTAAGTATATATTGTCTGGTATTTATCCACTTCTTTTTCATGAAACACGGAAAAAGCAGTTAACGGACTTCTTAAAATATCGTATTGTTTTGGATCAAAGGCCGTTAATTCATTTGTAAAGAACATCAGCTCATTAGCATCCACCCTACGATTAGACCCTAAAAAGTTACTATTTGATCTAAAAACAGGTACATTTTCCATAAAAACCTCTTATAATTTATTTATTTGAATGACAGCTAAGTTATTTGCCGTTGGAACGCTAAAAAATGTTCCTATTGAAATAAAAGCTTCACTTCCAGACGTTGGATCGCTATCTGCGGCTCTAATAGTACCGATTAAAGAGGCGGTAGCAGATGCCGTCTGATACCAGGCTTGAGTTTTTCCAACTGTACTTTGACTTACCGTAGCACCTACTTGAATCACTACTCTTCCAACTTTTACAACTGGCACCATTGACCCGATAGGATAAGTATGAGTATTGTTTGAAGTAACATTTACTACCTGACCAGTTGTAGTATCGGTAGATAATACCCCACCAGCTACAGCAAAATTACTTTCTATCGCTATACCCCAAAGAGTACCGCCAGCAACTAAAGCTTTGACCTGTTTTGTAGGGTCTGTTCCAAGTTGAACGGGTTGACCAAAACTAATAGCTGTTTCAGCAGCATAAGAATCCACTTGCGTTAGTGAAGTATCTAATATTTGTCCTAAAAAATAAGGTTTAGATGTTAAAGCATTTGAAAAACTTGTTTGCATATTATGATACCTTTTTTTCTTTTAATTGTTTAAATATTCCGTCTCTCATACTGTTATTAATGGATACGTCACAATTTTGCTGTAGAACTCCAAAAACTCCTTTTGTATCAACATTAGATACTTTTAAACTAGTACCTACAAAAGTCTCAAACATACCTTTGATATATTCATCCGATTTACCGGTAAAATCTATTGCATCGGTTCTGTTTGCATTCATGGCAGCTTCCATGATTTCTCTATCGGTATGAGCTAGATACCCAAAACTATCATTTTTTAAGAACGGCATTGCTTGAGCAAATAGAGCTACTCTCTCTATTACCGCTTTTCTTATGAGATCATCGGTTCTGATGGCTTTTTCAGCTTCAAGCTCCTTTTTAGTTGCCGCCCAAGCTTTCTCTACGTGATCTAGTTTTGTCTCAAGAGTTATTAATTTATTTTCTAATAAATTCTTTTCAGCTGTTATTGCGTCTAGCCTTAATTGTAGCTCTCCGCTATCATTTTTTGTTTCTGCCTTGTCATTAGACATACTAACCTCATTTTGATTGTTAATTTCGAATACTTCTTTTAACTGTGCGGCATTATCAAATCTGAATCTGGCATCACGACCCGCTCTACCTTGCGGTACTGCGGCTAAATGGTTATAAACAGGATTTAACTGCCGATAATCGTATTTCTCACCTTTATACACCCCTTTTTCCTGTACTAGCTCTACTTCATATCCATAAGAAAGCTCCGTAAGGCTACCGCTTAATATTTGGTCTATAACGTCTTTATGAGTAACCGTGATTGAAGTAATAATTTTATCATCGATTATGTCATATCTCTCACCCGTGTAGCCGACCTGATATTTTGCAGCGTTGCTGGAATCAACAAACTCTGGTGGGTGATTAGCGGTTACTGGTATCATCTTAAGAGTATCTAAACTCTCTTTTTTAAAAATGTCGTCTGGATGTCTAAGTTCTCTTCGCACGCTCCCGTCTAGGTTTAAATACTCAAAAACTCCAGCACGAGATGCTACGACTTCACCTTGTAAATAACCGTCTTTGGTCTTTTTAACCTTAGGAAATTTGACAGTATCAAATCTAAAACTTTTTTGATTTTTCATAGCAAATTATTAACGTTGACAAACTAATCTAGGCATGTAAAACTTGCTATTACAAAAAAAGGGCAAAAAAATAGCCATATATTAAGATTGCCGCATACTTTTTTTGTAAATACCAAGTCTTTAAGATGATTCGCTGCCCTCCAAGACTGCCCATCATCTTAAAGACCGATTTTCGGTCTATTTTTTCTTTTTACCTCTTTAACTTCCGACTAACGCCTTTATCCTCATATATTAATTATTGCAACAGAAGTACAACGGCATAAAATATCTTGCCCAGGATGTAACAGGACAGCTTTTACCCCATCACGCTTTTTCCATTTCTGTTCTTCTTTATCCTTATAAATATTAGCATCCTTCCAGCTACATATTTTATCTTCTAGCACCTCGTGAGAATGCCTGACCCTTTCATCACGAGAAGTTAACCATCTATACTCGGTAATACCTAAACTTAGGTTACGCTGACGAGTTAAACTCCCATTAAATTTAGATATCTGATCTCGCGCTATAATCCTTGCCCTATTTTTAGATACTTTAAAAGCCTTCTCTAATTCTTCAGCTAAAGTTCTATAGCTATACCCAATTCTAACGGAATTAAAAACCGCCTCTTCTACTTTTCCTAAAAGATTACTAGGTATGGTTTTAATCAATCTAGTATTCTCTGCTATCCACATTTTTAATTCATTATCAATGTGAATATTCTTTAAGGTAAACTCACTTACTCTTAATGAAGATTTTATATTACTTGATGAATTAAAAAAAGCCTTTTCGTGAAATTGATTAACGCTAATAGCAATATTTAATAACTTAGATAAAAGCTTTTTTGTTTCAAACTCTATTTTCCAGCTTAAAAATTCTAAAAACCTTTTGAAATCATCGTTGAAATCATCGTTTTTTCTTAAGAATTTATATTCATTATTACTCTGCAGGAAAGAATATAAGTCATTTTTTACCAAACTATTAACTCCTCTGGTAAAAGTTAGTAGTTTTTTTTCATAAAATTTTTCCCAAAAAATTGGATAAGCAATTTTTAATCCTTGTTTTACCATTGTTATTCAGTTTTTTATAGCATTTGCTTCGCTTGGGGCTTGGTCTGTTACAATATCGATATCCAGTTCTTTTTGAATTATCTGTAAAGCATCGACGCAATATTCTATATTATTTTTTACACTGATTTTTCTTTCGTTATCAATTATGGAAGGTTGATTTGTTAATCGTTTTATATAATCCATAATTATCAATTGAAAATCTAAAGTTAGTAAATCAATCCTATTTCTAAACTCAACTTGATCATTAATTAAATCTTCTATTTTCATTTAAACCTCTTTTTATTCATATTAATTATTATTTGTAGGAATATAAGTAGCTAAGAATTCCCTGATTTTAGTTATGTCATCTTCTAATTCTGACAATGATAATTCTGCAGCGTTTTTTAATTCTATAAGTCTTGAACTATTTAAATCTACATCACTACTAAATATCTGACTTGCCCAGTTACGCAGAGAATTAGCATCAGACATAAACCAGTTAAGATAATTAAGTGCTTCTGGATTCATCGGTTTTATTACTGGTTCTGGGGTTGGGTCTATGTTGTAAGTACTTTTACTCATTTAATTTGCTCCTTTTTCTAATGATTCTATTTTTTTTGAAAGTTCCTGAATTGCTAAAATAGTATAACACAATAAACTATCGTATTTAATACCTATTATATCCCCTTTTTTCTGGTTCTTTACTTTTATATATTGCTGTTCATCTACTTTAGGGGTGTAATTTTTTATAGATTCTTTTATTTCTTTTTTATTAATTTTATCAAATTCTATTGTTTTAAAATTATCTGTGCAATTATCAAATAATTCCTCTACTTCTTCTGAAAGTAAACCTAAATGAAGTTGTTTATTTTTAAAATATTTTCTAGTTTTAGTTTTTTCGTTATCATTATCTAAGATAGGCGTTTTTAACGCATAGCTATAAATATTAAGTTTATTTAAACGTTCTAGATAGTTCTTATGTTCTTTTTTTCTAATGCTATGTTTTTTCTTCTTAGAACTAGAAGTAACCAAACTACCACTAGATGATATATAAGATTGCCAACTTGATTGTGGGTCGTTGTCCTCATCAGTAAAAATAAAACCTAAATCATCAAAAGTCTGGATAGTTTGAATATAATCTCCATTCATAGCAATAGAAGCTGTCTCATTATTTGAATTTGTTTCTATTATAGCAGATGTCTTAGAGTTTCTAACATAAGCTCCTCTTAAATCTAAATAAGCACTACTAGCCCGCATGTATATTTGATAACCAGATTCAAAACTTGTAATTTTATAGTTTGCATTTAAAGAATACGCATTATTTATACTGTTATTACTCATGCTGAAAGGACTACTAACAACTATAGCACTAGCATTATAAGTAGAGAGATTATTAGCTTTTAATGTTCCAGTAGTAGCATTAATATTCCCAGTTGTTATAATATCATTTGAATAACAATCAATTAAGCCGTTACTATTGATTTTCATTCTTACTGTTGAATTTGTACCGAATTTTAAACTTAAAGTAGGACCAGCCCAGACATATCCCTCAGAAGTAGAATTATTTAAACCAAATTCTACACCATAACTAGTATTTTGATTAAAAACGCTAAACCCAGTAGCAGTAGCCGAATTATTAGAATTATATATACAAAAATCAGTATTATTTAAAAATGATGTATATAGGTTATAAGGTAATGATATAGTAGGAGAAACAGAAGACCATATACCATCACCTCTTAAATATAAAGAACTATTTGTTGGATAGCCTGATAATGAACTAATCGGTACAGTTCCAAGACTAATAATAGGATCTCCGCTTACTCCATTGCTATTAGTAATATTTAATCCTGTACCAACGCTTATAGAACGAGTAGCAAAAGTATTAGTACCAGTTCTTGCCATTATCCCAGTCGTAGACAAATTTGATAAAGCAGATAATTGAGCGGTAATCAAGCTATCGGCATATCCTTTTGTTGCAACACTAGAATTAGTTGTTGGAGATAAGGCATTAATTATCTCATTATTTTGCATATCAATAGTAGTACCGAAATAAGTACGAAGTAGTGAACCATAAGTTTGTATTTTAAAAGGGTACTGAAAACCATTTGCCGCATGATAAAAATTTATCTCATATGTTCCACTAGGAGAAGAACCAAAACCTGGTTTATAAACAGTTAACCATCTTCTATAAGTACTACCGCTTCCAGACTGAACTATATGTACAAAATGAGGTGGAGGGTTTGAATCTTCTAAAGTGTGATAATTACTATATTCAGCAAACGAACCATTATTAGACCAATCAAAACTAAGAGTAGAACCTACCATCGTTTGATAGTTATTTAAAGTGGTAGCAATTGAACTACTACCACTTCCAGTAATTGCACCAGTTAAAGTTAGACTAGTTATTGGAGGGTTACCTGCTGTTATACTGGTTAATTGCCCTTGAGCGTTAACTGTTAAACTAGAAGGATAAGGGTATGTACCGCTAGTTACTGCTGTATTGCTTATACCGATAGTAGGGTTTCCAGATATACCATCATTATTAGCAATAGTTATTCCCTGACCGGCTGCTAAATTTCTACCAACGTAATTATTACTCCCTGTTTTTATCATTAATCCTGTTGCAGCAAAATTTGATAAAGCTTGCAACTCTAAACTTAAAGTTAGATTAATAGTACCGCTACTTGTAACAGGTGAACCAGTAACACTTAAACCGTTATTTGCAGTTATACCAACCGAACTAACTGTTCCACTACTTCCGCCTAACGCGATCCAACTAGTGCCGTTATAAATCTCAAACAGTCCTAAAGTAGTATTAAATCTTATCATACCTACTTCTGCAAGAGTAGGTCTTTCGGAAGTATTACCAACTGGAATTTTTATTGCTGTTTTATCTAAAAATTTTACTGGTTTATTAAAAGTAAAATTACTGTAATCATATTCAAATATTGGATTTTTATAATCCCATCCCCAGCTTTGAGTAAAAAATGTACTAATTGTTCTTTTTACATCGTACAACCCAAATTTCTTAGGAAACCTATAATAGTCATCTCCGCTATCTTCATTATGGAAATCACACTCAAATACAAACCCTTTATATACTGGAGTAGGATTTGGTATTGGTGCAACATGATATTTATTTTGATATCCAAAGATACCAATATGGAGCGGAGCTAAAGGTGAATCATATCCAAGATGATCTCCTCCACTATCCCAAGCAAATAAACGGAGTCCTGCACTTGACCTATGGCTACTATTTCTCCCGTTTGAATCAAACCATAATGTACTATAACCCCTATCATCTGAGTTATATCCTGATGGATATCTAAACTCAAAATCACCTACTGCATTATGTCCCTCATCGTTTAAATCAGCGGATTTATATGTATTTTTTATATTTAAACTTTGACCTCTAATATAATCACCATAAGCTTTACCAGAGGCGGCTAATCCCAAAAATCCTAATATTGTCCCAAGTATAGTAAGTGATTGTACACCAGCTAAAGCCGCTATTTGAGCTTCTATTTCAATCAAAGCAGCTTTATTCGATATTAAATCTGCTGCCGTACCCGCTGCCTCTGTCATTTCAACTGAGGTAGCTAAACCAACGGCATTTTTTACTGCATCTGTTACTTTACTTGCTTGAGATAAAGTAACATCAATCATATCTATAGTATTATTTACGCCACCTATTGTTTTTACAATTTTATTTAGATTGCTAGCTTGCTGAGTTGTTATACTAAAAAAATCAACAGTATCTTTGACGCCAACAAGTAATTTTACAATTGTTATTAGTTTATCTATTTTATTATTAATATCATCAGGAGCAAGATAATCAGTGCCTTTTACTGCTGGAACTAATTCATTAAAACTATCACCTATTTTTATTAATGAACCAGCTGCTATACTCGTCAAAGCTAATTTAGTAAAACTACTAGCGATTCCAGTTAATATATTAATTGTATTTGCAATCGGGTAGCCAAATTCATTAGGGTTATTTCCTCTCGTGGTAAATTGCGTTGGAGCAATTAACTTATGCCCAGCAAGAGGGTAAAGCGGGTCTAATATAACTAAATTACCTATAGGGATATTTGCCGTATTAACATAATCCTCGCCTGAAATAGCAGTTGATAAAGTACCAGTACCATTATTTACTGTGTTTTTAAGTAACCCAGTCTCTAACGCTCCGAGTGATTGAGCTTTAGTAAAAGTATATGTTGTTCCAAGTCCATATAGTTGCTTTAATGGTTCTGGAATAAGATACATCTTAGGATTTTCCCATGTAAATTCTACTGTAGAACTTCCTACTATAAAATTGGCATTATCAAACCGCTTCATTATTTGTGCTGCTCTTACCTGTGTCATCGCTAAAGATGAAGAGATATCAGTTCCTATTGGATTTCCGAATGTATCATACTTAGTAGCGTAAATCTGAGGTAAAAATGGACCAGACATCACCCAGTCAAAAGCAGATAAATAGTCAAACGTAGGGTTAGGTATTCTAAAATCGCCAGTTAACCCACTTATGGGATTGGGGAATAATGCCTCAGCTAAAGGCGGTAAATTTATAATACCTATATGTAATTGTGGGACAGGTTCATTATAATAATCACCTATCCATATTCGGTTATGGTCTAGTTTTTTTAATTCTTGGAAATTTCCTATTTGTCTTTTTAAGTCAATGATAGCCTGTTTAATATCAATTAATATTGGCGATGGCTGAGCTATATTATTTTTATTACCTACTAATACGTAGTCTTTGTTACAAAAAACATTAAAATTTAGTTTATTTTCTTTAAAATCAAAAATTTTTGTCCAACCCGTATTATCAAGACTACCAAGCAGGCTATACATACTCTTCTCTACAGCATCAAAAGCCATCATTCCTAAACTGCGTCTTTCAAGAGATATCGCTTCTCTTTCTACAAGAGATGCAACACTATGAATCCCGCCTTTTCCTAAATTATCTAAATGTGTTGGATAATTATCTAATAAACTAATCGGTCTAATATACCCAGTGACTTTTATTCCGTTCATGCTGTTAAGTGCGTTAATATACTTGAAATCTTATCGCTTTCGTTTGAATAATGAGTATCAACTAAATTAGCAAGGCTTGTAAACCATTCTGAAGTACTATTATCCATCTCATTTGGAAAACCCTCCGGAAATTTAGGTTGAAACTTGTAGTAATAAACATCACGAGCTAGCCTATTACTTAAATAATCTAAATAATACCTACTCCACTCTTCCGCTCCAGTCATCGCAACATTCATGATTTTAGCAGCTCTAATTGCTGAATGTTCCAAATCTGTTGACGCTCCTCCGCTACCGTCAAAACTCATATTTCCTATACCGCATCCTACATCAACTATAACAATTCTAGTAACTTTTGGTTTTACAGTTAATCCAACGTTAATTGCTTGTAATATCGGATCATTGGCATATATTCCCCCATCGCTATAAATATGTCCGTTAAAAATATGTGCAGGTAAATATATAGGAGCTGCACTTGTAGCTCTGCAAACATTTACTATAGTTTCAGTGTTTCCTATAAAATAACTCGGATCATTAAAATTAGAAAATACAACATATCTCTTCATATCTTCTTCATAAGCGGGAATAACAACAGGAACTTTTAAACTGGCAAGCGTATCAGTACCAAAATTGTTTACAAGTACCTGTTGTAATATGTTATGTCCGTAGTTTGAGTCTTCATAAGCAGATTTATAAAAAGGGTCATCAGTAGCAAACAGGTAAGCCTTTTGTACTAAGTTAGGTCTATTAGAATCACTATTGGCATTATGACTACCTGATGCTTTTTCTGTTGTTGTCCTAATCGTAAATACTCTTTTAGCATCTCGAAGAAAAAAAGACTCCATATAATCAGGAGTACGCCCGTAAGCATAACCGCAGGTAAGTATCCCGCCAATACTTGTGCCGCACATAGCATCGATATATTTCCAGAAATCAGCTTGCGGTATTCCCCATTGGTGTAAAAATTTCTGCATAAAACGATTAGCACCATACCCTTTAGCTCCTCCACCGCAAAAACTAAATACTCTAAGTGTATTTTCATCCATTTTTAATACCCATCACAAATTCTTCGTGTATTTCATTTAAAGTACGATAACAATTATACTTAATACTTAAACCATACTCATTCGTAATCGTTATCTTCCGTACCTCATCAAAAACCAGAGCTATATCGCTTGAAATTTCATAAAACACATAGTTCTCACCTAGGCTTTCTGGATAACAGAACCATTTATAACCTACCCCTTGAAAGTAATACTCACCGTAAATGTCAAGGGCAAGCTCTTTAGCTCTTAGTATACTAAGCGGATTCGTATTATTATCTGGAACCCAGTCCATTATATCGTCGGTATACTCGCCATAATATATTTTATACTTAAAACCAAGAGTAATAACGCTCTGAAAACTAGTACCAGTAGTATCATATGCTAAAAGAGTAAAATCAACATTTTGGGGAACATTATAAGTCACACCTAAACTCTGAAATTCAAAAGGCGATCCAGATACTTTTTCTACAACAACTTCATTACCTTGTAGTAAAGTTATTGAATCTGGCTCTAGCAATAGGTCATTTTCTATTGAATAAGCAGCAGATAATGTTTCAGATATTAAACTATAACCAATTTCTATGGTTTTAATAAACTCCGCTCCACCCTGTTTTTGTATAGAAAAAGTAGAAAAGTAAGGCAATTCAACTCCGTATAATAACTTCGTCATCAATGTTTTAAAATTGGTATTCTTAAACCTTGTACCTTTAGGTAATCCACCGAGTTTAAAAGGCATTGGTTTTGAATTAGTATAGGATACACTCTCGCTACTACCTCCGCCTCCACCTCCATAAAAGTTATTAATTGCTACTTTGCCAGCTTCAATGTCTCTATCATCAGTTTTGATAATTAAATATCCGCTTCCGTCTATTTTAGCATCCCTGATTCCATTGCCACGATCGCCTTTTATACTTTTTCCATCCTGACCAGCCGACCCTTGCTCTCCTTTATCACCTTTGTCGCCTTTAGGAAGTTTTATACTCTGTACTAGCGAGATAACCAGCTCTCTTAAACGTTCATAAGAAGAAAGCGTTTTTTGTTGCAGGATTAGCTCTACATCAGCTAAAACCTGATTCTTTATAGCTTCTTCGTCAGCATCTCTACCATCTTTTCCATCCCTTCCTTCTGGAATTACTATTTGACCAAACTTTTTATCTATAAAAGTAGCAACATCTTTTTTTAGTAGTTCTATCTGATCCAGCACCAAGTTATCAAGGATAGTACGTAACATATCCTCTATAACTAAAACTTCTGCCTTTACTAAAACATCTAAGGTCTGCTTTAAAACTTCTATAATTTTCTCTTCGTCAGCATCTCTGCCGTCCTGACCATCTTTCCCTTGTGGAATAACTATATTACTAATTGCAGATTCAACTATTAAATCCAATTTTTCTTTATATTCTTGGAATAAATCCCTAATTATTATCTCTATTTTAGAGTAATCAACCTCCCCGTCTTTGCCGTCTTGCGGGAGAGGTAAAGATTTAAATATTAGAGAAATTTCCTCTTTTAAGCTTCCTTCTAAGAGTGATTTTAATTTTGTTATAATAGCTTCCTCATCAGCATCTTTGCCGTCTTGAGCAGAAGGAAGCTGAGTGATAATATCTCTTATATTAGAACTAACCTCTTTGAACCGTAAATCAATAATATTATTAATAATGATTTTTAATTCATCGATAATATCAGCAGTATCTAGCGTCTCAAACTTGGTCTGTAAAACTGGTAAAGAAATTTTGTGTTTAAATCCGTTATGATATTCAACGACAATCTGTTCATCAATTTTTAAAACTGACTTTACATAATTTTGAGCCTGTACCTTTTCTGCTAACTCCCAAAGTGTAGCAATAATTAAATCATTCACTTGCCTTTTACCTTCTCGTAAAGCTCATCAAGCACTTTCTCAGTCTTAGCTTTTTTTTCTTTTTCTTTTTTTGAACTTTCTTCTCCATCGGTACTTAATAAATCCTTATTATCCTCATCTATCAATAAAGTATCATTTTCAGGTTTAGAAAGCTTAATGTTAATCTGAAAACTACCCTGACCAAATCTCTCTTGCCAGCATTCGATAGGGTCAATCGCTCCCCGATCAATATACATGCAATCAATTTCTGCTTGTTCTTTCTTGATTTTAGACAATTCAACATCTGATGGCGAAGTTAGAGGCGGAAACTCCCACTCCCAGTTCAAAGGTTTGGCCTTCCATTCACTTTGATTTTTTATTAATTCCAAAGCCCAGGTAATAACTGGCTCTATCTGGTCAGTCCTATAACCACGCACTATATCATACCAGTTATTTAAATCACTTGTTCCAGTTGAATTTAAACCCGCAGGCGATCTGCCAAATAATTTAGTAGCTGGGATGCCAGTAACTCCGCAAATAGTTTCTGAAAACCTATCCCATAAATCGCTAAGTCCTGCAACCGAACTTGATTTTTTCTCATAATCCTCCGAACCGTCTCCGTCTAGGAGAATTGCATTGGCAATAGAACGTGATAAATCTATATGCTCCATTCTTTTGAGAATTTCAGCATCACCCCCTTGCGTAGATAATTTCTCAGCTAAACCGTTCATCTTCATTATAACCTGTACAAAATCCTGTACTATTTCAGTAGAAGCAATGGCAATTATGCCGTAATTTCTTAAAGCGTTATAACAGACTTGCAGGCTTGAATTATCCCATCCGCCATTCTTAGTTTTCTCAAAAGGATCGGTTAAGTCCCCATTAATTAAAAAACAACGGGAGCGATGAACCTTAAAAAAAGGCTTTTCTATAAAACTATTTAATGATGTTATGGTGTAGTACTCGGGTTCGCCGTAATATTCCTTTAAATAATCCTGACATAAATCTTCCGTAGTCCACTGTATTTGACGTCTATCAAATATCCTAAAAGATATAATCTTATTAATAGACTTGAGATTAACTGGTTTATTTATCTCAAGTCCATCATCCATAAAGGCAACAATAAGCGAACCGCCATATAATCTACCAAAGCAGCAAGCATCATTTAATTTCTGTTTAAACTTCAACCTTTTAGACTCTTTTAAAATAGCATCATCGCACCTAATAAAATCCCTTAAGGCATCCTCAACAACAATATTTACAATTCTTTTAGCTATGCCATTTGAGTTGTAAAGTTCGGTTAAAATAGGATCGGGAAGATGAGGGGTAGGACTTACTGTTGTAGAATTAGTCCTGCTATTATCACCAAAATTAGTTCGATAATTAGACCAATTATCCGTTTTCTTATCGTCTGTCCTTTGACCGCTTAAAAAATTAAAAAATCTTTTCATTTTTTTATTATTATTTTAGGTTTTATAATACCAGAAACCCCCCTTCTATTCCACTGAATGCGGATTTTTATCGGGCGGTTTTTTGTAGACTTATAAACGTCTCTATGTTATTTATTAAGTTGATCATCGGTTTTTTTCTGTTCCGTTGATTATTTTGTTTTTGAGTTAGTTTGTAAGTTCAGGGAATAAGTTTTAACTCCTTGAACAGAATTTATTTAGTTTAGGTTATTTTATGAAAACTGGCGTTATTTCTTGGTTTGATAAAAATAAAGGTTTTGGCTTTATAAAACCTGATGATAAATCAAAAGATGTATTCTTTCATGCTAACGATCTAAAGAAAATCAATTTAGATAATATTGAGAGTAAAACCAAAATCAGTTTTGAAACTAGAGAAGATAAAAATAACCGCATATACGCTTTTAATCTTAACTTAATTTAATTAGTTTTGGTTTTATACTTATCAAAAGCTACCCATTTATTATAATCGATAACTTTTCTTTTCATTAAACGCTCTAATGCATACCTAAGGGCATCTATACAATGATTGTAAGCATCTACTATATCGTTAGTAATATCGCCGCTTCTTTCATCTACTTTATATGAATAAAGCGAAAATTCCCTTATAGTATGGACGCATCTTTCATGAATTATTATCTTATCAAAAGTTTTAAGGTATTCGATGCCGTCTTCAACGCTTCCTTTCCCTTTTTCAACGCCGCGGATAGCATAACCTTGTCTCTTTATGAATGAAATACTCTCAGGCCGAGCATTATCGGCATATATGGTATATCTCCTTAAATCTGGTAAATGCTTCTCTAGAAATTTACCTGTCTCATCAATCTCTAACTGCCGCCTGTAAGCTTCGTGAGTAATATATAAACAATTATCTTTTATATAGCATCTAACACCAGCAGTAGGGTCTTGTGAAAAGCCAAAATCAAGCCCAAAGTATTTATGTATAACGCTAGGCTCTTCAAACTTGTCTATTATCCAATGTACATCCTGTTTAAATATTTGAGCATCGGAGTTCTTTAAACATTCACCTTCCCAAACATGTCTATACATCCCGTAGTCTTTAATTTTTAAAGCCTCCATCTGGTCTCTTAAAATATCTGGAAAATATGGATTATCCATATAGTTAACTTTTACAACATACGAATTTTTAGGAGGCTCACCACTTAAAAAAGTACGGTATAATATATCGTTTTCATGCTTAGGGTTAAAAGTACACCATATCTCGCTACCAGGCTCACGAATTGTCGGCTCTATTACTCGCCAGCTTTCGCTACTCAAAGTATCAGCTTCTTCTATCCAAAGAATAGTAATACCTGCCATCGACTTAATACTATCAATATTATGCCGCAGTCCTTTGAATATAAATCTGCTACCAGTATAAGAGCAGGTAATCTCATCTCTTGTAATTTCAAAATACTCTCCAAGATTTAAAGCCTCTATTCTTTGTTTTAGTAATGAGTGCACACTTTCTTTAATAGAGTTCTGAAATTCCCTACCGCATAAGATTAAATGTTTGTGATATAAAGCTATACCGATTAAAGCATCCGCTACTGCATAAGACTTACCACTACCACGACCGCCGTAAATTATCTTGTAACGATAAGGTTTAAATAACTCCTTTTGCCATCTTTGAATTTTAATCGCTTGTTGCTTTATCATCCTGAACTATGTAGGTAAGAATAGGAGGTGCTTCTTTAGTTGTGATTTCATGTTGTTGTTTCTCACTCCATCCAGCTTGTGTCTTTAGGTAAAATATTATTGACGTTGTATCACCAGTTTCATCAACTCCCATAGCTTTATTCTCAAGTTTTTTAGCATAATTATATATTTTATGTGCTTTCCCTTTTTTATATGCGAAAGAAACCTCTTCTTGCCTATGTCTGATTTCCTGAAATGTAATATGACTAATACCAAAATAATCCGCGATTTGTTCGCAGTTAAGGTAAGCTGAAAGTTTTTTAACTTTCGCTATTTGTTTATCGGTGAAAACTATTAGCGGCCTTCCACCTTTATTCTTCTGTTTTGTCATATTTTATCCTTTTGCAATTACTCTGATAGTTCATTTTTAGCTCCCAATCTTTCGTGATATTTATCATACTTTACTGCAAACTTTTCATTCTTCTCTTTTTCTAGAATCACTAGCCGTTTACACCAATTAACTCTAGGTTCTAAATCATCTATAGATTCTGATAACTGATTTAAATTTTTAGTTATCAATTTCTTCTGCTGTTCTATTTGAAAAAGAGCTGACTGAAAAGCATCGTTATATTTAAAACTCTTGCAAGAAGACCAATGATATATTTCTCTTAAATCTTTACTATTACGGTATCTATCTAATTCATCATAGATATTGGTAATATGTCGTTGTATTTCTAAACTCATTACGCCCAAGGCAATTTATCTTCTTCTTCAAAAGTACCATCAGTTTGTTTATCACTGGCCTGTTTATAGTTAATAGGAAACTTTCCGCTTCTCTCATCCATATACTCGCTATATTTAGCATGATCGGGCGTAATAATAGTCCTGATCTCGTTACTAGGCTTATCACCTTTATCATTGATAGTAATTTCAGCTATACATATAAGGTTATCAAGATCAGCAAAGCTCTTAATCTTTCTCTGTTTTTCCGCCTCTGGTGATTTATCTTTAGAATGCAAGCTGTGAGCAGAGTTAAGAATGGCTTTGATCATGCTCCTACCGATTTCAGCGTATAGCGGGGAATTATCGCTATGAAGACCGATTTTGCTCCAGATTTTCCTATTCTCATACTGGCCACTTAGCACTACAAATTCACAAGCAAGGTGTACACTAGTTCCTGCTTTGCTTTTAGTAGCATACCCGTCTGGCCACTCTTTTGTAGTATGGTTACCTTTTTTAAGTAATAATCTCACCTTTGCTATGGTTTTATGCGGTATTAGCTCGTAAGACATCTGGTCTTCGGCATCGTTAAAATTGTTCCATTTACTCATTGTTTTGCTCCATTTTTGGTAAAATATCTATTGATTCTTTGAGATATGGAGTAACAACGTATTCTTCGGAAAGATTCTTAAAAAAACCCTTTTTTCTTTCTTCTTCCAGCTTCGTTTTAATATGATCTATCGAAGAATTAATATTTTTAATAACCCAACTCATATTAACTTTCTTTTTAGTGGTCTCATCAATAACCTGTGCTTGCATCATCATTGCATAGGTATATGCTAATTGCGCATACATGTAATCAAGCTGTTGTCTAATATTGATTTTACTAGATATGCCAACGTCAGATAAAAAAACAAAATTAATTTTATATTTTTTTGTAAGTTTTTCTTGTGCATTTTCTAATTCTTTTATTATTGTTAAAAACTCTTCTTTATTCATTGTTTTGCTCCATTAATTCTTTTAGTTTTGTTAAATTCTGCTTCAATCTTTTTGCTAGATATTTTGTATACCAATTAGCTTCATCGCTAAAAGCTCTTTCAGGTGCATTATTGTCTTCATCCCAACAATTATCTTCACCTGAATACCAACCTATAAATAAATCACCATCTTCAAATTTTTGATCCAACGTAGAATAAAGACTTATTCTAGTATGCAAAAGCTTATAGTCCTCCATATCCCGCCTAATCTCTTCTCTTAACATACAAATTGACGTGTATTTCCTAGCTTCTTGTTCGCTCATTTACTCCTCCTTATTTTCTATTGCTTCTTTTAATATTTTGCTTAAAACCAGAGGTTCGCAGCTTTCTCTAAATTCCATATCCTTTAATATCTTCTCAGGACTTATAACTATTGCTTCTTTGTTAAAGTTTTTATATTCAGGATGGGGATTAGTAGCTCGTAGTTCCAGCGTTAAGCCAGTTTCAAAAACCGATCTCTCCAACTCATCCAAATAACCCGGTGAAGTTAATCGCTCAATAAGGAAAGGAACAGTTTCTATAATCACCTTGCCTGGTATTTCAATGGTTTTTAATACGGGATTGGTTAGCATCGTAATCATGCTATTGGTTTTTATCGTGGCTTTAAAATCAAGCCAAGTCGCCTTTTTGTTTTTGCTTATAGGGTAGATTGGAGCTTTTACGTTCTCGTTAGTAGGAGGCTCCTGTTGCTTGCCTTTAGAGCCAATCTTTATTCCAATAATTTTAACGTTTTCACCGTAAACCGACTTAATAGCTTCAGGGACTTTTTCCTTCTCCATGTCGCTAAAACGTATTGATCCCATGTAAATGCCAACCTTATCAGGTTCAAGTTCTCGGAATACCCAGCTATCCTGTATCTCACCTGATCGCTGTGTTCCTAAAGCCTTCCATAAAGCTTGAGAGAGTAGCATTTTTCTTATCTGCTCATCAGTATCTTGCATGATATCGTCTTGTTTCATTTTTGGAATTTCCTGTGATGGTTGAAGCCCGTCACAATTTGTGACAGACTGGCTTGGTTTATTTTGATTTTCTGACTTAAGAGCAACTTGCTCCAGCTCCGCACGAGAGCAAGGAGCAAAAGTTGCGTGCTTATCATTTTTTTTCTTTTTTAGTATTTTTTCTTTTTTAGAAGATAATAAACTCTTAGCGTAGCTAGAGTTTTTATCTTCTTCTATTGAGTTTCTATGTTCCTGCAAACCTTGAGAAGAAGGGGGGTTAGCGATATGTATGGCGGACAAATTTGTCGGGGATACCAGACATTTTTGACTTGTATGCAAGTCATTTTTGTCAGGGGTTTCAACTAATTTTATTGCACTTTTTCTATAAAATTCTTTTGGATTTTTTAAAATTTCTAATGAATCTTTAGTACGTTTTGCAGAGTAAACAAAATGATATTCTTTTTCTTTATAATTATATGAAGTGTGCGATGTTATCTCGTATAAATCAGCTAATTGAGCTAAAAACCTACTACGCTGTCTTGTTCCTTGCTTACATTTTGATTGAAGGAATTTACTATTAAAAATAACTTCATCAGGATTCTTTGAAAAAAGAAATTCTATAGCTGCGATAAATGTAATAGCTTCATACGCTATTGTCTTTGATGGATCACAAGCTCTTTTTATATCAAGCCATTTATCATAACACGTATTATAAATATCCTTTTCACTGATATTTTTCTTCTTCTGGAAATCTACATAGGATACGTTAGCCGCCTTACTCATCCTTTCCCTCATCTAAAATCTTGTTCAATAATGTGTCCAAATCTTCATAGTAAACTGAGGGCATTAACTTCATACAAGAAGGGCATAATAATGACCTCCCCTCAACTCTACTCATGCGATTTAACCTCTCGGCTATCGTTTTGATATCTTTCTGTCTTTGTGGAGTCATAAGCTACCTTTGCTATTATTATTTAGGCTAATCCCACGCCTTGCTGCATAACTCCGCAGAGCTTCCTTTATTGCTCGGATGCGTTGGTTTTCTGCTCTTGAGGCTAGCCATTCTTGGATTTTTTGCAGGAAGGAGGAGAAAAGAGGGGTCATAGTTCCTCTATTATAAAACTATTGAGATATTCAAAGTGTAATAGAGAATCGTTTTCTTTAATCAGTATTAAAACTAAGCAGTTCTTTTCGTAAGTTTTTAAAATATTTTTTGTTCTTTCTAAAGAATTGATATCTTCTTCCAAAACTCTTTTGGAACGATATCCTAAACCTAATGTTCTCCATTCATTTTCTTGATTAAACAATATTTTATCTTGATTACGATTTTTAAGATTCAAAAGAAGTTGAATTCTACGTGTAATAATTTCTTTGGTTTTTTTAGATAATGAGCCCAAAATAATATTAAAATATTCATCTTCTAGATAATTGGACATTGAAGTGTGGTTTATTTAAATAAAAGAGGATAATAACTACTTATTTTTACTAAGAAAACTCGCGTTATTTTGTGAGGTGAATTATAATTAGAAAATTTAAATCATTATTTAAAATATAAAAGAAATTATGTCTAATAAAATTCAAACGTTTACTGATCTTAGAATAGGCTTTAAAAAAGTGGTTTTATTATTATCTTTTGGAACACTTTTTGAATATTTTGACCTCATGTTATATGTCCACATGGGAAGTATTTTGAACGAGTTATTTTTTGGAACTAATGACGCTGAGTCTACAAGACTTCTAAATGCTTTAGGGCTTTTTCTTACATTTGGAGCTAGACCACTCGGTGCATATGCTTTTGGTAAAATAGGAGATACTTATGGACGTGTAATAGTAATGTATATAACAACAATCATGATGGCTCTTGCTTGTGGTATTATGGCTATTTTACCGACTTATGCTCAAATAGGGCTTACAGCCGGTATTATAATGAGTTTATGTAGGATAATACAGAGCTTGTCATCGGTAGGAGAAGTAACAAGTTGTGATCTTTATTTGATAGAAACTTCAAAACCTCCAATACAATATCCACTAGCAGGGGTTGCAGATGTTTTTGGAATATTAGGAGGAACACTTGCTTTAGGTGTAGTGTCTTTAGTTACAATGACTAATTTTGATTGGAGAATGGCCTTTTGGGCTGGAGCAGGAATTGCATTTATTGGATTTTATGCAAGAAAAGCTTTAGCAGAAACTTCTGATTTTTCAGATGTTCAAATGAAAATTAAGCTCATTATGAATAAATTCAAAGTTTCTTATAAAGAAGCGAAAAAAATAATGTATAAAAACACAGAAGAAAAACAATATAAAAAAGGAGTTAAAAAAGCTCTATTGGTAATTCAATGTGTCTACCCATTATATTTTCATTTATCTTATATTTATTGTGGAGATTTATTAACAAGGCTTTTTGGTTATTCAGCAGTAGATGTTA